GCACCAATTGCACCAGTAGCAGCAGTTTCATATCTAAAAATATCACTAACGTTATAATTAGTCGGAAGATAAAGAGCAACGCTGTCGCCAGTAGGCGGTGAAATCACGGCTGATGCATTCCTGTCATAGTTAGGTCGATTTGTAGTAAATAAGACATAAGGCCTAGTGTCTGAATCTACCTTTGATGGGAAGCGAAGAATCGCCATAAATACTCCATAACGTTTAAATATTATAGGATTATTTATATGGCCTACAAAGGTAAATTTACGCCAAAGAACCCTAAAAAGTATCGTGGTGATGCAACTAACATAGTATATCGCTCGATCTGGGAAAGAAATACATTCCGTTGGCTAGACGAAAACGATTCAGTAAAAGAATGGGCATCTGAAGAATTTTACATTCCATATAAATGTGCAACAGATAATAGAATGCATCGCTACTTTGTTGATGTCTGGTATCAAACCATTGAAGAAGATGAATACATTGTTGAAATTAAACCTAAGAAAGAAACTGCTCCACCAAAGAACCCCGGCCGCAGAACTAAAAAGTACATATCAGAATCACTGACATATATAAAGAATCAATCAAAGTGGCAAGCTGCAGAACAGTTTGCTGCTGCTCGCGGTTGGAAGTTTGTCATATGGACTGAAGATACTCTTAAAGCAATGGGTATTAAAATCTTAAAATAATTTATATAAATAACAATATGGAACATTTACAAAAATCACTATTCAGGCAACTGCAAGACGAGGTAGCTCGTTCTGGTATAGGGGCACGCACAACAGAATCACGTCAGTGGTTCATGGAAAAGGCGCGTGATCTTCGTAACATCAACAGACGAAATTTGCTGACTGACTTAGCACTAGAAGAAAAAGCTCGTCCTCTCCCAGGAAGACTATACCATTACTTCTATGACCCTAAGCATAAAGACACATTGCCATACTATGACCGTTTCCCATTGACACTAATGGTAAGTCCAGCAGAAAACGGTTTCTATGGATTGAACCTTCATTACCTTCATCCTATGACTCGTGCAAAGTTAATGGATAGTCTAATGGCTGTAGCAACAAATCGTAGATACAATTATAATACAAAAGTTAAAATCAATTATGAAATATTGTCTAAAGCAAAAGAATACAAAGAATTTAAACCATGCTTTAAACATTACTTGACAAAGCATCTTCGTTCACGCGTAGTACTAATACCTGCATCAGAATGGGACATTGCTCTATTCTTACCAACAGAACAGTTCAAAGGTTCAACAAAGACTAAAGTCTGGAACGAATCAAAAAGGATATACCGATCATGAGTCTGCCATATATATCAAAGCTATTGTCGCAAATAAGTGGTAGTAAAGGCGTGGCCAGAGCTAATCGATATAAAGTATTATTTAGAAGTGGCGATGCCGAAAAATTAAATATCCTTTGTGACTCAGTTATATTACCTGGCCGACAAATATTAACGGCCGATGTTATGACTGATATGAAGGCAGTCAAACGTCCCTATGCATTTGCAAATGAAGATGTAGTTATATCATTTACATTGACTAATGACTGGTATACATGGAATCATTTAAAGACATGGCAAAACTCTACAATCAGTTTTATTGATTCTGTCCAAGGCAATTATACGGTTAACCTAAAGAACGTATATGCTCGTGATATTGAAATACAACATCTAGATACTAATGATGTTATTATGAAAAGAATTACTTTATATAATGCATATCCAGCCACGCTTAATTCAATAGAACTAGGCGATGCAAATGAAAACGCTATACTAAAATGCAACGCAACATTTGTATATGATAACTGGGCAGTAACAGAAAGTGTAAACAGCTCGTTTTAAACAAAGCACTATAAATATAATTTTATTATTATTGGAGAATTAAACAATGGCATTACCCAAACTTGACATACCGCGATATGAAACTAAGTTACCATCAACAAATAAGAAAGTAATTTACCGTCCTTACCTTGTTAAAGAAGAACGTATTTTAATGTTAGCTCTTGAATCAAATGAGCAGACACAAATGGTTCGAGCTCTTAAAGATGTTATAACAGCATGTACAGAAGGTAGTGTAGATGTAAATTTAATTACAATGTTCGATCTTGAATTCTTATTTATGAAATTGCGTGCAAAGTCCGTAGGTGAAACCACAGAGATCAGTGTTCCTTGTACGAATTGTGAGACACACAATGTAATTAATGTTAACATCGAAAAATTGACAATTGATGTGCCTAAAGAAGTTGCATCACGCCGAATTAAATTAACAAATACCGTAGGCATCAATATGAAGTATCCTACGGTCAATGAACTAATTGATATTGAAGCAGAAGGCGATAACGGCATTAATACAATGTTTAAGTTAATAACTGTTTGTATTGAATCAATATATTCCAATGATGAAGTATTTGATGCTAAAGAACAAAGTAGTAAAGAACTACAAGAGTTTATTGAATCATTAAATTCAGATCAGTTCAATGAAGTAAAGACGTTTGTAGAAAACATGCCTGCTGCTAAAATCAATGTAGTCTTTGATTGTACAAACTGTAAGACACATAACGATATAGAAATAAAAGGTCTTGGCAATTTTTTCGGATAGCCCTTTCCCATGATACGCTAGTGAATCATTACAAAATAAATTTTGCTTTCATACAACATCATAAGTATAGTCTAGCAGAATTAAATGAAATGATTCCTTGGGAAAGGGAGGTATATGTAACTATGTTAGTGGAACATATCAAAGAAGAAAACGAAAAGATAAAAAATCTTTTGAAAAGATAAAATCCAAACATTAACACAGGAACAGCAATGGCAACAGCGGTCACATTAGATAGCGTTAATAGCGAACTTAAAGAATCGAATAAAAAACTTAAGACAATTAAAGATCTTACGGTTGATAACCTTGACTATCAACTATTGTCTATTGAAACCTTTGAAAAAGGATTCTTTGAGCTAACGGAATTCTTAAAAGGAAATTCATTACTTCAGATCGAAAAGGATCGTGAACTAGCAGAGTATAATAAAGATTTGATTGAAGCAATTCAAGATATTCAAGTGTCGCCTACTCAAGCTCAACAAGATTCTAGCAATATGTTATTGTTTCTTGGAAACTTAAAGTCTTTAGGAATCTTTGCTGGCATAGCTTCAGTTGCTTTAGGATCTGCCGCTGGTATTATTAGTGGTTACATTAATAACTTAAAACTAATAGGTAAAGCAATTGTAGGTATCGTGAAGATGCTAACTCCAACAAGCCTATTGACTAGTATCGGAAATAGCATTAAATCAATTAGCACAATGTTTATGTCTGGCATTAAATTAATGTCTACTACATTTATGTCTGGTACATCTTCTGTATCAAAATTCTTTACATCTGTTGGAACATTCTTTAGTAAAGCATTAGACTTTAAACCAATTAAAGATGCATTTATATTTATCACTAGAGTCTTTAATAGTATTTCTGAACTTGTAAAGACTGCAATGGGTATGGGAGAAAAAGTTGCTAAGGTTAATGAAAGCGTAAGTAAATTTTCTTCTGCATTTGGTAAAGTATTTAGTGGAGTTTTAAAAGTAGTATCAAAAATATTTACTCCTATCATTACAATATTTACTACAATTATGGGAGCAATTGAAGGATTTAAAGCAGAAGGAATAATTGGTCTAATCAAAGGAGCTATCACTGGATTCTTTGAAGGATTTATTGGTGGGTTCCTTGATATTGTTAAAGATCTTACATCATGGGTACTAGGAGCACTTGGTTTTAATAAAGCAGAAAATTTATTAGACTCGTTTAGCTTTAATGATTTATTTAAAGAATTTGTTAATAGTATATTTGGAACTGTTAGTGACATATTTACTGGAATTATTGAATCATTTAAAGCTGTAGGTAATTCAATAACAACAGTGGTTTCTGACGTTGACTCATTTATAAAATCGATTCTTAAGAATTCACTTCCTATAGCAGACAAAAATAAACCTTGGTATTCTGTAAATAACTTAGCGGCTAAAGCAATACCAGATGCAGTATATAAATTTGTAGGTATCAATTCTGATGGTACAAATATTCCAGCGCCACCTGTTCAAGAACTTAGCAAAAAGCAAATGACATCAATAGCATCAAATAAGTCTATGGGATATACTGGTTACACACCAGAAGTAGAAGCTCAATATAAGAAGCAAGCAGATAGTTCTAAATTAGTTGTTCAACAACAAGAGTTTAAACGCGCAGAGCAATTAGGATCACAAATGAATCTTGCTAAACAAGAAGGAGATCAGTTAAAGGCTCAGGCTGCATCTAGATCTAGTAACAGCACAAATAATGTAAGTTCGAATACTGTCAATAATGTTAACAATTCAAATACGACTGTGGTTAAACCTGCACCGTCACCAGGGAAACGACCAAGTAATGTATCAGATTTAATCTGGTCTTACTAATAACAAAGGGAGAACGCAATGTTCTCCCCTTTCTGCTTTACACTACAAGATGTTTATCCTTGTGCAGCAAGTTTAGCAAAGTATGACATGGTATCGTCATCATCAGAACTGCTATCTTCTGCAACAACAGCTGCGGCGGCCGCTTTAACTGGTGCACGTGATTCAAAAGTACTAGCAGCAGACTGACGTTGTGGCGCCGGAGCATTTTCAGTCTCATCAAGTGAGATAGCTTCTGCAGTAGTCATTGCCATACCTTCAGAACCAATTACCTGAGCCAACTTAGCCTTTAGTTCGCCATACGATTTGTATGAAGAAACGTCAGTAAACTCTTTAAGCGAATGAAGTTTGTTGTATACGGTTTCGAGTTCTGACTCATCTGCAGACAATGGTTTAGCAGAATCAAATTCAGACTTATCATAGTTACGATAGCCTTCTACCTGACGAATCTTTAACTTGAAGTTTGCGCCTTCCCAAAAATCAAATGGATTAACTGGTGCCTCATCTTGAAACTGTGGTGTCATAAGGTCAGTGATTTTATCAAAGATCTTTTTACCGTACTGGTACAAGAATACTTTACCTTCGTTTTCTGGATTGCTAGGATCAGCAATAACCAAAATATTTGATACATAATGTAAGCGGCGTTTACGATCACGAGCAAGCTGCTTATCTTCTTCACGACCGCTATTCCATAATACAGAATTAATTTCTGATACAGGATCTGATTGACCAATCGATGTCAATGACTTTTCGATATACCAACGACCGGTAGAACCTTTGAAGCCATGATCCCAATAGCGAACCCAGGGAAGATCTTCGCCTTCTGGCGCTGGTAAGAAACGAATAACGGCATAACCATTACCTGCTTTGTCTACCGTAGCTTTCCATTGATTGGCAGTGTCTGCACGTTCTCCACCACCACCTACTTTATCTGCGGCTGATTTTAATTTATCGATAGCGATTGAACGATTCTTTTTTAAATTTGCGAATGACATTGTATTTTCCTTTTGTTGTTGTAAAACTCTGAAGTGTCCACATATTTCATAATGTAATTATTATTATAACACAGTTTGTTCATGATGTAAATACCCTAAGCACGATTTTTTTCATTTTCTCTAAATCAGTGTTGATGAAAACAGAATACTTATTAATTCTCTGAGATATCTCTGGCCACACAATGACATCTTTCACCCGTGCACGTTGCATAAAGTTTGTTAATTTATTTAATATCACAACGGTTTCAATACACACCTCTTCCTGAAGATAGTAATATACTATATTAGGATATGGCGAGTGTGCCGCAGTAAAGAGATCATCAAAGTTCGTTTCTTTATCTGCGATTTTATTTATATCTTC